TCAAACATATAAAAAGGACTTGGACGAACTAGTTCCACATCAAGAGCGTATGGACTGGGATAATCTTAGAGCACAGCTAAAAGAAACAGGTATTCGCAACAGCACTCTAATGGCACTAATGCCAGCAGAAACAAGTGCGCAGATTGCAAATGCCACAAACGGCATTGAACCGCCACGTAGCCTCATTAGCGTAAAGCAGTCAAAGCATGGCGTCCTAAAACAAGTTGTACCAGAGTACAAAAGACTAAAGAACAAATATGATTTACTTTGGGACCAACGTAGCCCAGAAGGTTATATTAAAATTATGGCAGTGCTACAAAAGTATATAGATCAAGGCATCAGCGTGAACACAAGTTATAATCCGATCTACTTTGAAGATGAAAAGATTCCAATGAGCTTGATGTTGCATCACATGTTAATGTTCTATAAATACGGTGGCAAACAGTTATACTACTTTAACACGCATGACGGGCAAGGCGAACTAGACGTGAGCAAACTTGTTGGTGAAGCAGAAGAGCCGCAAACAAATGGCTATCACATTGAAGATGATGAGGCGTGTGAAAGTTGCGTAATTTAAGATTGACAAACGGGCCTGACCCAATTATAATTTAACACATACAGAGAGAGGAATACTATGAGCGTATTTGACGTAGAAAATCGTGCCAACCATACAGAGGTATTGGCGTTTTTAGACCCGACAGGCGGTCCCACAATCCAGCGTTATGATACGCTAAAGTATAAAAGTTTTGACAGTTTGACAGACAAACAACTAGGATTCTTTTGGCGTCCTGAAGAGGTAGACATCTATAAAGATGCCAAAGACTTCAAAGGGCTAACTGAGCATGAGCAGCATATTTTTACAAGTAATCTCAAGCGTCAAATTCTATTAGATAGTGTGCAAGGTCGTGCACCAGTGGAAGCATTTGGTCCTGTAGTCTCATTGCCAGAACTAGAAAACTGGATTCAAACATGGACATTCAGTGAAACTATCCACAGTCGTAGTTACACTCATATCATTCGTAACGTTTATAGCAACCCAAGTAAAATCTTTGATGAAATGTTAGACATTGAAGAAATTGTAGATTGCGCAGGAGATATCTCAAAGTACTACGATGACTTGATTGAACAAGCAGGCTATTACAACTTGCTTGGCGAAGGCACACATACAATCAACGGCAAGAAAGTCAAAGTTGATTTATATGAACTAAAGAAAAATATTTGGCTCACACTTATGAGCGTGAACATCTTGGAAGGTGTGCGTTTTTATGTGAGCTTTGCTTGTAGTTGGGCATTTGCAGAACTCAAGAAAATGGAAGGCAATGCTAAGATTATCAAACTGATTGCACGTGACGAAAATCTACACCTAGCAAGCACACAAATGCTATTGAAGTTGTTGAAGAAAGATGATCCAGACTACACCAAAATTGCAGAGGAAACACAAGAAGCCTGTGTTCAAATGTTTGTAGATGCTGTTGAACAGGAAAAGGCTTGGGCAGACTATTTGTTCAAAGACGGTTCGATGATTGGATTGAATTCGCAGTTGCTTGGAGAATATGTAGAATACATTGCAGCCAAGCGTATGCAGAATGTGGATCTAAAAGGTCCATACACAAACACACGCAACAATCCGTTGCCGTGGACACAGAAGTGGATCTCAGGTGCCGATGTACAAGTGGCTCCACAAGAAACAGAAATCACATCATATGTATCAGGCGGTACAAAACAAGATGTGAGCACAGACACATTTAAAGGATTTTCACTATGATACACATTTGGGGTAAACCAGCATGTCCATCATGCACAAAAGCAAAAATGCTATGCGAACAGCGTGGTTATCAATTTGAATATTTAGAAATGGGCAAAGACTTTGATAGAGAAGCAGTTCTCACAGAGTTTCCAGAAGCACGTACCTTTCCACAGATTGTTGTAGGCGGACAAAAGATTGGTGGCTACGAACAATTTATAAAATATATCGAAGACACTAACTACACAGGAACAGGACACACATTATAATGTTGATTGAAGCACCATATAAAAAGAATGACACAATCACTTTCCGTACAAGTGCAGGTGAAGAAGTTGTAGCACGTTTTGTAGAAGAAAATGACAAAACACTCACAGTAACTAAACCTATGGCATTGATGCAGAATGGTGGAGGTTTTGGTTTAGGTCCGTGGTTGCTCACAGCAGATCCTGCACAAAATATTGCGGTAAATAAAAGTGTAGTTCAGTTTGTTGTAAAGACACAGTCAGATATGGCAAGTCAATATATTCAAGCAACCACAGGTATCGCAGTTTAAGGAGTATAAATGCCTGGTGTAGTTAGGGCAGAAGTAGATAAACACATAGGACATGCTAGTCCTACTCCTAACCCGTTCCATCAGTTCAATTATGTTGCAGGTCAAACAACAGTTTACGTAAATGAAAAACCTGTCATACGTATAGGTGATAAAACACAGTGTGGTGATCCAGCAGTTGGATCATCTCCAGATGTATATGCAGAAAATAAATTAGTGCATAGACAAGGTGATGCTACAGGCGGCCACGAAAGTTGGGTACCAAACGCAGCAGCAACTGGCAGTGGAGATGTTTACGCAAATGGCAGTTAAAGGCGGATTTAGCACATTTGATTTTCCTCCTAATCCAGATATTGCTGGATTGTTACAACAGGCAGCAGCTGAAACTGATCCTGTACTAAAAGAACAATTGATAGCTAGAGCCTATGCTGTGACTGCGCCACTATCAGAAGAAGAAAAAAGTATTTTTGGTTATGTGCAAAATGACTACGTAGAACACAATCCTGGTCTAGTTGGCAATATACAAACAAGTTACATAGGAATAAGTAGCGTAGACGACATAGCTGAATAAATACTGTATGGCTATTACAAAACGAGCAGACAAAGGTGCTGCATTAACTTACAATGAAATGGATGCAAACTTTGATGCTATCGCTCCACGTGATAGTGCTACAGGTGCAATTGAAATACCAACAGGCACAACAGGACAACAACCAGCATCTCCAGTAATTGGACAGCTTAGATTTAATACTCAACTAAATTTGTTTGAAGGCTATTTTGATACAGTAGGTTGGTCAACATTGGCTGCCGCAGCAGTATCAGGAGAGGTAAATCAAAATGCTTGGGCTGAAATAGCAGTAGCAGGACAATCAAATGTTGTTGCAGATCAAAAGTCAGATGTTCTTACATTTGTTGCAGGTACAAATATTGGCATTACAACAAATGCAAGCGGTGACAGCATAACATTTAACAATACATTTACGCAAAACTTTGCATACAGCAGTCTTACAGGTGCTCCTACAAATGTCAGTTCATTTACTAACGATTCAGGTTACTTGACAAGCGAAACAACAACAACACTTACCGCAGACAGTGTTAATACAAAACTAGTTTTTACAGACGAAACAGGCACTGCTAATGATGTTGATCTAAGTTGGACAATTGATGATACAAATCTTGCACGTATTACAAGTGGCACTGTAGATGGAGCAACTGGCATTGCAACATTTACAAGGGATGATGCTACAACCTTTACCACCGACTTCAGTGCTTTATTTGACGATACAAACCTTACAAGAATTACCAGTGGCAGCTTTGATAGCGGCACTGGCGACCTTACATTAACTCGCAGTGATGCGACAACAGCAGCGACTATAAGTCTAGACGGGAGATATCTCACTGGCTATACAGAAACAAACGATTTAACCAGTGCAGTAACTTGGGCTGATGTTCCTGATGCAAATATTACACAAAGTTCCGTAACACAACACCAAGCAGCGTTGAGTATTACCGAAAGTCAAATCAGTGATTTGTCACATTATACTAATAGCGATGTTGATGCACATTTGAATACCAGTCTTGCACAAGCTCAAGAAGTATTAACATGGACAGGCACAGGATACAGTTGGAGTGTGCCATCCGGTGCTACAGGACTAGCTAATGTTGTCGAGGATTTAACACCGCAACTTGGTGGCAACCTAGATGTGAATGGCAATAATATTATTAGCACAGGAAATATTATTCTAGATTCGCAATCGACTGTAGGTTATGTTGGAATCAATAAAGCGACTGGTCATGCAGGTATGTTATTACTGGCTGCAGATGCTACAGGCACACCAAGTTCTGCATCTAACAATTGGGCATATATTGGTGTGGAAAGAGGTAACTCTCCAAACGTGTTTATTCGTTATAATGAAGGCACCGATCGATGGCAATTCACAAACAATGGTTCGACATATTATAATATTCCTACATCAAGTGGAAGCACACAAAATTTGTCTAGTGTTTTATCAACAGGAAACGAAGCCAATACTGCAATTAAGTTATACCGAACTACAGATGGTGTCCAAGGTGGGGTGTTAAAATTTGAAAGCAGGGATAATACACCGCTTCCAAACCAGTCATATGGTGAAATAGAATGGCACGGTGATACAGACGCAGATAATTTTACAAATACATTAGGCCTTTATGCAAGAATACAAGGCTTAGGTAAAACTGTTGGCACTACATCTAACTTTGGACAAATAAAATTACAGGCTACAGAAAACGGCACTATTAAAGACATGATGTATGTAGGACACACGTTTTATCATCCAAACGATCCACAAACAAATTGGTACGGTGTGCATTTTCCTAACCAGCCAGTTTCTGTTCAAGGCAATTTGTATATAACAGACGAAGTGGATAACACTACTGACATGACTTCGGATTCTAGTCACGGTATTACTTTTATGGCACATAACTCTGCTGGTAGTTCACAAACACGGACACAGATTTGGAACCAAAATAATATGTTGCGGATGACAGCTCACAATAGAAATGAACTTAATCCGCAATGGCACTACAACCAATTAACACTAAGGCCTACACCAGGGACTAGTATGTTCTCAATTACCACAGTTAATATTGAAACTAATTCGATTAATAACTACGATATTTGGCATGATAGTAATGCCGCAAGTAAGGTTTGGTACACAATCTTTCAGCCCCAAGGATCCGAACCACCTTTAAGACATGCAAATTATACCACTACAGAACGTAATGCATTGATAGTAGGCGCCGGCACAGTCATTTGGAATACCACTGATACTAAACTTCAGGTTTATAATGGATCATCCTGGGAAAACCTACATTAACACTTGACAACTACTAATTAATTTACTATTATAAGACATAGGCAATTAGAAAGGCAAACTATGAACAAGATTATATTGACTGACTGCGATGGTGTATTGCTCAATTGGGAATATGCATTTTGCATTTGGATGGAGCAACACGGTTACACACAAATCAAAGATGGTAACCAAGAGTATGATATCTCAAAACGTTTTAGCATAGACAAAGAAGAAGGCAAACGTTTGTGTCGCATTTTCAACGAAAGTGCTGCAATTGGTTTCTTGCCCACACTGCGTGATGCAATGTTTTATGTCAAACGACTGCACGAAGAACACGGATACGAGTTCCATTGTATTACCAGTTTAAGTCTTGATCCTAGTGCCTACAAATTGCGTAAGATGAATCTTGAAAAGATGTTTGGACCAACTGCATTTACCAAGTTGGTTTGTTTGGATACAGGAGCAGATAAAGATGAATTCTTGGATGAAAACTATGCGGACACGGGTCTTTACTGGATTGAAGACAAGATGGAAAACGCTATTGCAGGACTTAACGTAGGACTAAATCCTATATTGATTGAACACGGTTGGAACATGAACAGCAGTGTGCCAGTTGGTATTAAGAAGGTTGTTAAGTGGAAAGAAATTTACGAGCATATTATCAGTAATGAGTGAAATACACGAACAACTCAAAGTTGCCTTTGCAACTTATGTTAAAGAGAGTGAAA